TAATTATCTCGCCAGTCGATGGCAAGATAAGTTCTCTAATAGGTAAATCAATTTTAGGTAACATAATCTATAATCCTCTCATAATATGCTTTTGATTTCGTTTATTCTGTTACTAATATTATCAAAGTTATTAGTGACTCGCGTGAATTTGTTTACTGAATCTGTTATAGAACGAGGCACTAAGTCTTGTCCTATTAATTGTCCAAAATCACCAACAGCTTCTATGAGACCAACTATACCATTACCACGACTATAGCGTGAGCTTGGACTACCTCGTCTTTCACCTGAGAACTGAATTCTGTCATATTGGAAACTTACTGGCAATGTAGAATAACTATCATTTGCTTCCCAAGCCAAATCAACATCTCCCATCATTCCAGGAAATGCTCCATCTAAGATAGTTTCATAATAATTACCCGTAGTTAAGTAATCAGTAGAATAAGCTTTAATAGAAATGCGACATGCATAGTCAGTTTTATATCCGATTTCAAACGGGAGTGAACCATCTACTTCAGAAAATTTACCTCCAACTGTCGAGTAGTTAACAACTCTTTGAGCCCAAGAATGAAAGAAAGATAATATCTGATGACTAGAGTCAAGCATAAAAATAGCTTGAACTGGTTCAGGATTAAGCATTGTTGGATACATTTTGCGCTGTTGACCTACTGCTTCATAAGAATGCATTGCCATTGTAATACCAGGAATAGCTACGTTCTTACAAAAGAATGTAAGATCACGAGTAGTTACTTTTGAGGTATTAACTGGAAAGTTAACAATAGAAACTTCAAATAGTGATGAACGCTGTGGACCACCAAAGCGATCCATTTGCGATTTAAAGTCTGACAATTTAAAAGTCATTTTGAGCCTCTTATAATCTTTCTTGAGTCTTTAAAGACTTCTGCTTGAGTAGCACCAACAAAGCGTGCCATTGGTAAAAATAACGCAACATCCCATTCAGATGCTTCAATGTGCACTAGACGAGATTTTAGTTGTGCCGTCAAATAATGTTTGACACACGGCTTAAACATATTAAATTTTGCTGCGCTATTTAGAATATCATAATTTAGCTTTAACTTAGTAGTCTCATTATAAAATTTATTATTAGATGTCTCATATAAAGCATCCATTAATTTAGCTCTTAATATTGGAGGTAAGTAATGCATGTTGATACCAAGAAATCCTCCCTTAGCTCTATTTATTGGAAAAATAAGAGGGAAGCGATCATAGTATGGTAACGTAGCTCTATGCTTAGGTAAATATTGAAACATATACATATTACCAAGTCTAAACCGGTTTTCATATCTGCCCTTCATTTCCTTTATAATCTGTTCAGGATTGGCCTTAGATTTAGTCACAGTTTTAGCTTCAGCACGATACCATTCACGAGCTTCTGCTGACTTAGCTGGTGCTTGGCCAGATCTAATACCCTTTAGAAGGATGTCGTCAAATATTTTTGCTACCATTATTTAAGTCCTAGTTCGTGCTCTGTGTAAATTTCAAAAGCCCAGTTTCTTTGAGCGCAAAACGCTCTTGCTGCTTTCCATTTAGCTTCGTTAATTCCATACGTCTTTACCTCGTTAAGGTACCTTCTTGATAATCTGCCTGTTGCAGTATTCTTTTTAGTTCTATCAGGCGGCTTTGTCTGCGCCTTTGGTTTAATTTCTATCATCAACGTTTTAGTCTCACCGTTTGCAAGTTTCCTATGCAGAACAACATCTGGAAAGTACCTATGTCTTCTTCCATCGATAGGAGACATGTACGGAACCACATATTCTTCACTTGCCCACCATATAACATCAGAATGCTCATCAACCCATCTAAAAAACTTAAATTCCCACAAAGATCTATAAATAATCTTAGTGGGGTCACCTTTATATTTAGACGGGTTCTTGGGCTTAAACCTACCACTATATGCCACGTTGTACCTCATAATTTAGTATAAATAGAATTGTTATAGCTATTTATACAGAAAGTCGGGAATAGATATGTCCAATATGAAAAGTAGTAGAGTTGAGCTCTATAGACGTAGAAAAGAAATAAACTTTTCTAATCAATACCAATGCTTCCCAGAACAACCGCATCCTCATAGTTGTTTGTTGGTATTTAAAAACTTTGACTATTCTCCTATCTCAAACGCGCAAGGTCCAACAGGTGCGCGTACTAGATTTCAAAGCGCTTTTGGCGACAGATCCTCGGGCGTTACCCTAAGAAGTTCAAACGCTATTGAACTACCATTTCCAAGAGCGTTAAACGACAGTACTGATTTAAGAATTAACTCCTTTGAACGTGATCCGTTTACTGAAGCAATTGCTGGTAAAATTAAAAACTTCATGGATGGTGAAGGATCAACGACAGCTGCAGATATTCCTGGAATGTTACAAGGCATGGGAGCCTCTATGAGTTCAGCATTAACTGGTTCTGGTGGACTTGTAAATGGTATAGGTGATATAGCAAACAAGTTTTTAGGTACAGATTTAAAGGATGTGGCATCATCTGCACAGTTTCTTTTAAGAAAACATTTGAGTGCATTCGGTGATATTGGCAGATCTATTGATACTGTTACTGGTCAGACCATTAATCCAAGAGAAACGTTAGCCTTTGAAGGTGTTAATTTAAGAACACACCAATTTAATTGGGAGTTATTTCCAAGTTCAGAAACAGACTCTACGCGTATTAAAATGATTATTGATATGATTAAAAGAAAGTCTTTGCCAGAAGTTAAATCTTTAGCAGGTATTCCAAAAGCTTTCTTAGAATATCCAGCAACAGTAGATATATATTTATTAGGTGTTAACGCAGAACACTTTATTAAATACAAGACATCTATGATCACGCAGTTTAGTGTTGACTATGGCGCAGGAGGTGGAGTTGCTATCATGAAAGGTGGTAAACCAGCTGGAGTAAATCTTGCATTAAACTTAACGGAACTAGAAATTGAAACAGCTCACGATTATGGTGCAGGAACAAACGCTCAACAAGAAGCAGTTAATTTAGCTGAAGTAGAAGACAACTTTACTAGCGCGAGTGCAGGATAATGACAAAGTATTTCGAACAATTTCCATTAATAGAATATGAAGGTAAGGTAGTACGTGATATAACAAGGCGTACTAGCTTTACAAAAGAAGTATCACAAAACCCTTTGATGTACTTACCGTACACGATCAAAGAAGGTGAAAGACCAGAAGATATTGCTGAATTTTATTACGGCAGTACTGATTTCACTTGGGTTGTATATTTCTCAAATCACATAATTGATCCTTATCATGATTGGCCAAAGTCAGAAGCAGACTTTAATAATTATCTGATAGATAAGTACGGCGAACTGTCTGGATTGATTGGAGAAGACATCGTTGATTGGGCCAGAGATGATAATCCTGAAAACATCTTATACTATTATAAAGAGGTATAATCAATGGCAGTAGATATTGTAAAATTGGCACCAGAATCGTTTAGAACGATTTACCTTCGTAAAGAGGATCGCATCATCTTGCGCACCGAACAAGGTCGTAAGATTATTATTAAACGTATTATTCCTAATGAATGGAAGCCTTGGCGTATTTACGATCAAGAATTGGCTGATAATAATAACAAAAAAGAAATCTTCTTGGTTGATAACGTTTATCTTCCACAAATTACGCAAACATTTAAGAAAAGTATGAGAACTAAATAAATGTCAGAGTTTAATCCAGGAACGTGTGATATTTCTAGCGCAATCCTCGTTAGTCACGCAGGTAAATCATTAGATATGGCTGCTCAAATTGTAAAGTTTGATCTAGACCAGTCTATGTCTACTGTGGCTTATAGAGGAAGCTTAACTGTGCTTGATACTATCGGCTTGATGGAAAACTTTCCGTTAAGAGCTGAAGAAACGATGTTTCTTAAAATTCTGAGTTCTGACTTAGCTACAGAGAAGGATTTAAAAGTTCAGGTATTTAGAATTGATAACATTGTTCCTACTGAAAGTGCTGGCGGTTTAATGTATACCATGCATTTCGTTTCATACGTTACTTGGGAAGCATCTAAGAGAAAGATTATTACATCGTTCCAAAGGAAAAGTGTTAATCAGATTGCAAAAAGTATATTTGAAACTTACTTTTCAGGAATAGATGCTGGCGATTACTTAGATGAAAGAGATAAAACTAAAGTTAATGAATTAGCAACTGCAAGATACGAATTACTTGCAGAACCAGACAGAAATCTTTATATTCAGCCAACGGCTAATATGACTAATTGTTTAATACCAGATTATATTCCTAGTAAAGCTATGCAGTACTTAACAACTGTAGCTTATACTCCAGATTCTCCATCAGCTTCGTTTAAATTCTTTGAAACATTAGATAACTATTATTTTGCTACTGATGAATACTTTATTAAGAACGCAAGAAGACAAGATTTAATTGAGTTATTCTATTCACCTGCATCTTCTATCGATCCAAAAGCACCTCTTGATCAAATTAATAGAATTGAAACTATAGAAATAAGCACTAGGGGTATGGATAGTGCTGCAGATGTTCACGGCGGAGCGTATACTAATAACGTACTTGAAATTGATCTCTTAAGAAAAGTGCTAACACGTAATTATTGGAATTATGAAGAAAACGCAGGATATACAGATATGACTGGCAATCCTCGCAATATAGATGATGATCCTCACACTGAAGCATTCAGGTCTGAGACATTTAATAGAGAAAACGCAAGAAACTTTATGGTATTTAAAGACTACAATTCAAACGGAGATGTTCCAGGTAGTATGCATACAGATAGATTTATTCCGCAAATCGTTTCTAACAAGGTTTCTTACGATCATCACCTCAATAAAACTACGCTTCAGATTGGAATGAAGGGCAGATTAGATATTGCACCAGGCATGGTCGTAAATCTTTCTATACAGGGGTTAGACGCTGTCTCTAATACAGAAAGCAACAAAACATTGTCTGGTAAATATTTAGTTCATACTTCAAGACATTCAAGAAATGATAGCGGCACACTAAACAGTGCATTTAAATTAGTGAAATTCGGTTGGAGTAAAGGTGACGTAGATGTTTGATTATGGCGTAGGAATTAAAGACCCACTATTCTTCGTAGGTATCGTTGAAGATTGTGATGATGTGAGAGCAGAAGGCCGCGTGAAGGTAAGAGCTTTTGGAATACACGGAACTAATGATCAAATCCCAACAGAGGATTTGCCTTGGGCATTATGTGTTAGAGGAGATTACGATCCAAACGGTACTCCAAATCTTGGTATTCCAGGAGGAGGTTCTTGGGTATTTGGCGTGTTCATGGATGGACGTGGTGCTCAACAGCCAATGATTCTTGGTTTAATACCAACTCAAGTTACAACTGTTAATGATCCTGGTAATGATGGTGTAGGTTATATTCCAGGTAAGAATGCTGAATTACTTAATAGAGGTTCAGAACCTGAAAATACCGGTCAACCACAAAACGATAGACTATCTCGCGCTGAGAACTTAGATGAGACTTATATTTTACAACAAGAAGTAGGTCGCGCTGAAGATGTAGAGTTTGGAGGTGATGCAGATAGAACTTGGTCAGAACCAAATTCGGCTTATGCTGCGAAATATCCTTTTAATAGAGTATATAAAACAGCACATCATTCAATAGAATTAGACGATTCTCCTGGTGCTGAAAGAATTATGATACACCACAAAGAAGGTTCATATATTCAAATTGATTCAAGAGGTACTAAAACTAATAAGACCGTATCAGATCAGTTTGATGTTGTTGATAAAAATAGTCACGTTACTATCGGTGCTAAAGGCGGCGGTTTTAGTACTATAACTATCAACGGTAATAGTTATGTGAAAGTAAATGGAGATAAAGTAGAAGAGATTACTGGCGATTTGCAAACATTAGTACACGGCAATCACATGCTTTCTGTTGGTGGTCAATCAACAATTAACGGAGGTGAACAAGTTCAGATTCGTGCAGCTGATGTTAAGGTTCACGCTAATGTCGGTACAATGTCTATTAAAGCTGGTAAAGAATTAAATATATCAGCTGGTGGATTGATTGGCTTCCCTCCAAAATACGGTGCTATTTCTCTTAAAGCAGAAAAAATCATGGTTGATGCAACAGATAAATTGCATCTACGAGGTAATACGCAAGTTAATATTCAAGCTGTAGCTGAAATGAATATATCGTCTTTTACAATTAATCAGTTAACAAATCTTTGGTCAGCACACAGTTCAGCTGGTACATTTATTTCTGCAACAGGTGTTCTAGATCTTAGCGCAACTATTGACGTTGCTATTGCTGGTGGAGTAATGACTAATATTTCTTCTCCATTCATCAATGTTGGTACTCCTGCTTCGTTTGTTAATCTTGCTATGGTTGCAAGACCTCCAGTTCCAGCTTCGATTGCTGTATTAGCAAAAGCTGCCCTGGCCACAACACCAAACTTTCCGTTTATTCCTGGTTCACCTATTCCTGAGTTTGCTTTTAGAGCTGCAGGTGTTGAAGCGCCAGAGCCCGTTACAAAGAATACTAATATTACTCCAGTAACTGAAACTGGATCATCTGGTTCAGGAGGTGTCGTATCGCAGGATGATACTTCTGAGTCTTCTTCAACCAATACTCAGGTGTTTGATGCAAACAATCCTATGACGGCTGCAACGCAATCATCTATTACACCGTTGTTGGACTTAATTAATAGTGTAGAATCTGCGGTATACGGCTATGACAGTATTGTAGGTTTAGTTAAAACATGGCAGTATCCTTCTAAAAAGATTTCAGAGATGACTATAGGCGAAGTTCTAGATTGGCAAGACTCAATTGATAGTTCTGTTAATTCAGAAGCAGTTGGTAGATACCAAATTATGGAAGATACTTTGCGAGGATATGACAATGGTACACCGATAGATAGAAAACCACAACCTCCTTTCTATAAGTCTTTAGCTTCAAGAGCGGGACTATCATCAAGTGACTTGTATAGTCCTGAAAATCAAGATAAATTAGCAGGTGCACTAATTCAGATTCGTGGATTAGAAGCTTATCTTTCAGGTAAAATTACTGAGACACAATTCGCTAATAATCTAGCTCACGAATGGGCTGGCTTACCGTTAGTATCAGGTCCTAACAAAGGCCTTAGCAGATATAGAAAAGTTGGGACCAACAAAGCTGCTAAAGGTAAAGTCCAAGAGGTTCGTAGAGTTATAAGAGAAGTTAAAGCAAGAGAACTAGCAAACCGCGGAGAAACACTTCCGAACGCAGACAATTCCACAGGAGGCGCAAGATAATGAGCATAGATAATTGTTTATTACCTGACGAAAATAGAGTAGCGGTAACATCGTTAACACCAACAAGTAATTTGAACGGTGAGCTAACACTATCATCTATAGAAGAGTTAGAAGCAGGTTTTAGAGATAATATTGTTGCGTCAGTTGGAAATGATCCTCTAACTACGGCAGTACAACAATACGGCTCTGATATATTCTATAACAATCTTAATAGTATAAACAAAGTTTTAACTGATGGATTTGTAGTAGCTCAGGTTGTTAATTACGAAACATTATCTAAAAGACTAGATGCTGGTAAGTTAACTGCGTTTGAATTTGCACAATATTTAAGCGATTATAGTTTAAGTCCTACTTCAGCTAATTACATGGCAAATCAAGAGTCACCTAAGTTTTTAAAATCGTTAGATGATTTTTATACTGATTCCTTTGCTGACTCTGTTATGGGTGGCTTCTGTTCTCTTATGCCGAATATATTTGGCGCTATTGGAGCATTCTTCGGTCTTATTGGTAAAGTAGAAGGTCTAGTAAATGACGCGTTAAGCTTTATATCTAAAATTAAAAATATTGAAAACCTACTTCTTGCAGCATTTGAAAAAATTAAAGTTAAAGCGTTGATAGAAGCAATTCAAGCTAAAGTAACAAAAGCTGTTATGGCCGCGTTATCTAAAGTTCAAGATGCAATTGCAAACTTCAGTATTGAAGATGTTATAAACAAAGTTGAAACTTTTGTCACAAACACTGTGGGTAAACAGATCAAAGAATTAAAAGAAGCTACTACTAAATTCTTTTCAGAGGAAAACTTAAAGTCAATTGAAAGAAAACTTAAAGACATGATTAAT